CTTATGGGTTCTTAAAGGGTCCAAATGATATGTTGCAATATTATGAAAATAGATATAAGCAAGCTATCGAAGGATTCTCATTAGAACAAATGGGAAGAAGACGAACTGATGAGTTTCTAGATGGAGAACCTCGTATAGTTCGTAAACCACAATAAGGAGAAACAAAATATGGCTATTACACAAGCGTTACCAAATAGTTTTAAAAAACAACTATTAGATGGTGATCAAGATTTTTCATCAGCGGGTGGTGATAAGTTTAAGCTAGCTCTTTATGTATCAACTGCAACACTAGGTGCTTCAACAACTTCATACACAGCGAGTGGTGAAGTAAGTTCTTCTGGAACAGGTTACACAACAGGTGGATTAGCATTAGTAAATTCTGGAACATCAGTTGTATCAACTGTTGCTTTCACAGATTTTGCTGATTTGTCTTTTACAAGTGTAACACTAACTGCAAGAGGTTGTTTGATATATAATACTTCATTTTCTAATTCTGCAGTTGCAGTATTAAATTTTGGAGCAGATAAAACAGCTACAGCAGGAACATTTACTATCCAATTTCCAGCCTTTACAAGCTCAGCAGCTATTATCAGAATCTCTTAATAGGAGTAATCTGGCATGGCCAATTCAGCTTGGGGCGATTTAAATTGGGGCGCAGGCACATTTGGCGGAGAAAATGATGTTACTATTACAGTAACAGGGCAATCATTAACACCTGTTTTAAATTCTGTTTCTACTATAGGTGATTCAAATACTTCTTTAACAGGGGAATTATTAACTGCTTCTTTAAATAATGTTTCTCTTTCAATAGACGGAAGTGTAGTTCTTACAACTAATTTAGCAAATTTAACTTTAAATAGCGTTTCTGCTTTTGAAATTGTTCTTGTACCAGTAACAGCTCCAGGAACTCCAACAGAATGGGGAAGTGGAAGTTGGGGAAGTGGTTCTTGGGGAGAAAATATTGGATTAAGTACTTTTGAAGGAAGTACTACTATTGATTTAAATACTCCAGTATTGTTAACGGGTGAACAAATAACATCTTCACTAGGTTCTTTGTCTATTAGTGGAGATGCTAATTTTAGTTTAACAGGTGAACAATTAACAATATCTTTAAATTCAGTTTCAACACAAGCAAATGCTGATGTTCCTTTAACAGGGGAAAATTTAACATTAGCAGAAGGAGATATTGATGCTGGACCAGATGCTAATGTTACTGGAGAACAATTAACTTTAAGCTTAAATGGTGTAAATATAGATATCTCTGTAGATGGAGTTGTTACAGGGGAATTAATCACTTCTTCATTAAATTCTGTAACAATAACAGGAACTGCAAATGTTTCTTTAACAGGTCAAAATTTAACAACAACTTTAGATTCAGTATCTACTTCAGGAGATGCAAATCTTAATTTAACAGGTGAAATACTAACAACAGTATTAGGAAATGTTGATCCTTCTCCAGATGCCGAAGTTACTGGAATTCAATTAACAACCGTATTAAATTCTGTAACAATAGATTTAAACACTCCTGTAAATTTAACGGGGGAAAACTTAACAACTGCATTAAATTCTGTAACAGTTGTTTTAAATACCCCTGTAAATTTAACAGGAAATACCTTGACAGGAACAACCGGTCAGTTATATGTAGGTGCCTGGGCTCCTGTAGATACTGGACAATCTATAAATTGGACAGAAGTAGCAGCATAAATATAGGGGTTGTATTAATTGACAAAAACTGATAAATATTTTAATAAGAGTAAAAACAAAGGAATTTAAGATATGGCATCTACATATACTACAGATCTAGCAATACAATTAATGGCAACTGGCGAAAACGCCGGTACATGGGGTCAAATTACAAATACAAATTTAGTAGTTATTCAACAAGCAATCGCTGGATATCAAGATATATCTATTGCAGGTGGAGCTCAAACAACAGCTCTTGTAATGACGCAGAATGCATTAGCAAATGCAAGAAATGCAGTTATTAAATTATCCGGAACAATCACAGGAAATCAAATTGTAACAGTTCCAAATGGAATTGAAAAAACATGGATAGTATCTAATGGAACAACAGGTGCTTTCACAGTTAATTTTAAATATGCATCAACTGGCACAGGACAAACTTGGTCTACGACGGATAAAGGAATTAAAATTTTATATTCTGATGGAACTGATATTCAAGTCGCAGATCTTTCTACATTATCTGGATCAATTGTTGCAGCTCAAATTACAAATTCAACTATTACACAAGCTAAACTTGCAGCAAATTCAGTTGGAACAAATCAACTTCAAACAAATGCTGTAACAGCTGTTAAAATTACACAATCAACAATTACACAATCTAAACTTGCAGCTAACTCTGTTGGATCAAATCAACTGATAGCAACTGCAGTAACTCCTGCAACTTATACAGCAGCAACAATTACAGTTGATGCTGATGGTCGTATTACTGCTGCATCTTCTGGATCGGCGGGAGCTGGTGGCTTTGTACCTACTAGATTAGCAGCTGGACCTACAAGTGGAACTCATACAGCAGGTCCCTCAACTAATAGACTTGGGGTTTATATGTGGGCAGGTGGAGGTGGTGATGGTGGTGATGCTACTGACTACAACGGTAGAGGAGGAGCTGGTGGATCTGGTGGTTATGGATTTTATAATGCACCCATTACTCAACCTTTTGCTAACCCTTTTTCAGTAGGAGGCAATGGTAATAAAGGTAATTCAAGTCCATCTAGCGGTGGTACAGGTAATGCTGGAGGAAACACAACTATAGCAAACGTAGGAACAGTCAATGGTGGAGCTGGTGGAAATGGAGCACAATTTCATACTCCAGGAAATACTGGGGCAACTGGAACCGCACCTGGTGCTGCGTTAGGTCTTTTTACACCTAGAAATTTTTTAGTAGGAACTACTTATGGAACTGGTAGCACTCCTGGATATATAGCTGTATTTGAAAACTCTGGAACATAAAAATGCCTTATTTAATATTTCTTAAAAACTCAGATAATTTAGACGGAACTTTGTTTAAAATAGCTGAAAATGATACAGATTTAAATAATTTATGTAATGTTAATTTATATAAAGTTATTTCAGTGGCTGAAAATGAATTTAATCAAGTTAAATATGGAACTAAAGATCCAATAAAATATTTAAACGATCAAATAACTTATTTAGATATTCCAACAACTTTTAGTAATAAAGAAAGATTAAATAATTATATTACTTCATTTAAGAATCAACTTAATACATCTATAAGCAATTATCCCAATCATCCTTCAGTGAATTTTTGGAATACTTATTTAAATCAATTAAATAACTTAAATCTAGATACTATTGCATATCCTTTAAATAAATCATTAGAACAATATTTTAATGATTTAGGACAACCCTCGCTTAATATTTTACAACTCCCTTAAAAAATGCTATTAATTTAGCATGTTTGATAAAGAAATAGAGTTTAGTGCTCACGAAGATTATTTTGCACTAAAAGAAGATTATCCAATACCTGCAAAATTAAACATTCCAGAATGGTATAAAAATTTAGAACATAATGTGTTAAATAAAACAGCAAAAGGGTGTATGCCTTTTTTAGATTCTTTAACAGCTGGCTACATTTTAAAAATACCACAAGATTTTAATGTAAAACATAATGTAGATAATAAAAATAATAAAGGAGAAACATTTAAAGATTCTTTTCAAACATTTGGATTGCATGATATGTTTCAAAATTTAAATGCTAAAAGTATTAATTTAAATTCTGCACCAGATGCTCACCCTATTTTTCAATTAAAAGGTTCTCCTTTTGTTGAAAAAAACAAAAATTTACCTTTTTACAAAATATTAAACCCATGGAAAATTAAAACACCCAAAGGATATTCTTGTTTATTTGTCCCACCTTTAAATAACCCAGATGATAGATTTTCAATAATTCCAGGAATTGTAGATACAGATAGTTTTCCAAACGAAATTAACTTTCCAATGGTTATTAATGGAGATAAATTTCCAGTTTTAGAAACAACAATAACAAAAGGCACTCCCTATGTTCAAGTAATACCTTTTAAAAGAGACTCTTGGAAAATGATATTAAAATCAAGGAAACAAAAAGAAATTCAAATCTCTAGACTTTTTTATGGTTTAAAAGTAATAAATATATATAAAGAAAAATATTGGAATAAGAAATCATGGAAATAAAAAATTTTATTAAAATATATGACGAAGCATTGCCTTGGAATATTTTAAGTAATTTAATTAGATTTGCAAATCTATCAAAATTTGAAGAAACAAAAATTGGAGGTGGGGAAAATAGTAAAACTGACTTTAATATAAGAAAAACTTATGCCTTACCTCTTTCAAATTTAAATAATAGTTTTTCTAAAATTCATTGGTTTAATTTACTTTATTCTTCTTTTAATCAAAGATTAAAACAATATAAATTTGATGCAAATATAATAGATTATGATTACAAAGATATTTTTGATATTGAAATTTTAAAATATGAAAACACTGGTTTTTATACTTGGCATGTAGATCATTTTGCATCTATACCCAGAACAATGAGTTGTATATTACTTTTAAATAATGATTATGAAGGCGGAAATTTATGTTTTAGAAATCCAGATGGTTCTGGAGAATGGGAGTTAGAAGTTAAACCTAATAGAATGATTATTTGGCCAAGTAATTTTTTATATCCACATACAGTTAAACCAGTTACGAAAGGAACAAGGTATTCAGTTGTTGCATGGGCGTTATAAAATGATTATAGATATATTTAAAACTTCTATTTATAAAACATATATTAATAATTTAAATCATTATAATTTTTTTATAAATTTATTAAATGAATGTTTAGATAAAAATGAAGGAAGAATACTGACCAATAGAGGTGGTTTTCAAACTAAAAGTTTTGATTTACAAAATATTGACAATAATAATATTTTCAATGATGTATTTATAGATCCAACTTTAAATTTTTTAAATTCTTTCAAAATAAAAAGAGAATTTAAATTAACTAATTGTTGTTTTTGGATAAATAAAAACTATCAAAATTCTTACAATCTTAGGCATATACATGGTGATAACGTCATTAGTGGTGTTTATTATTTAGAAACTCCAATAAATTCAGGGGCTTTAGTTTTTGAAAATGGTGATAATTTAAAATTAAATGGTAAGTATATGGATAAGTTTGAAGATCCAAATTTTTATACATATTATACTATGGTTCCAAAAAAATTTGATTTAATATTATTTTTTGGAGAAACAATACATCATGTTGAACCTAATTTTTCTAATGAAGATAGAATTAGTGTAGCGTTTAACCTTGGTATAAATTAAAAATTATTGAAATGAATAATATAAAAAATTTTAAATATAAATTAATAAAAAATTTCTTAAGTAATGAAGAAATTAAATTATTGACAGATTATTGTAGAATACGACATAGAATAAATTTTGATTCTTTTGATTTTAATCAAAATGATAATGGAGATACTTATTTTTACGGTGATCCATTAATGGAGTCTTTAATGGTTAATAAATTAGGAGTGATGCAAAAAGAAACAGGACTTGAATTATTATGTACTTATGCTTTTTGGAGAATGTATACAATCAATGCTGATTTAAAAAAACATAAAGATAGACCATCTTGCGAAATAAGTGTTACTGTAATGATTAACTCCGATGGAACACCATGGCCAATATTTATGGATGGCACTGAAATTAATATGGAACCAGGAGATGCAGCGATATATTTAGGTTGTGAAATAGAGCATTGGAGAGAAGAATTTAAAGGAGACTGGCATGCGCAAACTTTTTTACATTACGTAGATAAAAATGGACCTAATAAAGAATGGTTTAGAGATAAAAGACTTTTATATGGAATTAAAAAATGAAATTTAAACAGTATAAAAATGGATCGTGTGATATTGAATTTTCTTGGAAAGAAAGATTGATTCTTTTTAGAAAAGGAAAACTTCATTTATCAGATGAAAATCTAAGGCATTTTGGAAACAATCTCGTAAAAATGGTAGCAGATTGGCAATTAAATTTTAATAAAGAAATTGCAAATAAACAGACATTTTCTGATACAAAAATAAACATTGAAAAATGATATATCCTACAATTATTTTAGATAATTTTTTTAATGATCCGCATAAAATAGTAGAATATTCAAAAAGTCTAGAATACTTCGAAGATAAAGAAGGAAATTGGCCTGGAAAAAGATCTGAACCTCTGCATAAAATTGATAGAATTTTTTTTGAAAGTTTTGGGTGTAAAATTTTATCTATTTTTTACCCAATGGTTAAAGATAAATTTTCATTTAATTGTGAATTATTCTTTCAAAAAGTATCAAAAGACTATATAAATGAAGGATGGGTGCATTCTGATTTTAATACTGATTTTACAAGTATTATTTATTTATCAAATCATAAAAAATGCGGAACTTCTTTTTTTGATTCAAAAAAAATTTGTCCTAATTTTGAGTTTTTAGATAAAAAAAGAGAAATGTATACACAAAAAAAATTTAAAGATAATGAAATTTATGTAAAAAATAACAATGATATGTTTACAGAAACAATTAATATTAAATCAAAATTTAATAGGGGTATAGTTTTTGATGGAGCACAATATCATGGTTCTCAAAAGATAGTTGACGAGGGAGTTGAAGAAGATCGCTTAACATTAATTGGTTTCTTTTGGAATATCAATTTTCCAGGTATAAAATTTAATGGTGTAGAACATAAAAGAATTATTTAATAAATGAATATTATAAATAAATATCAAAAATATATAGATTTTTTACATGAAAAAAATTGTCATAAAATTGAACATTTTCATTCTAATTTCCTAGATCATTTTATAGGAACTTTTAATATTTTAAAAAAATGGAAACAACCTGAAAATTTATGTGTTGCCGGCATGTTTCATAATATATATGGAAATTTATATTCTATAAGTAAAAACGAATACTTTAACCCTAATTTGAACGTAAAAAGAGAAGAGATAAAAAATCTTATAGGGGAAGCAGCCGAAGAGATAGTTTTTCGTTATGTAAATTCTGATAAAGATAGAATAAATGATAGTAATGATTCTGAATTAATTATTTTAAATTTAGCCAATCGTTTAGAACACGAAAGATTATTTATTGTAGAAGATGATTTGTACGATGCAGATGCATCAAAAATAATATCTGATTACTTTAAAAATTTAAATTGGACATATGATTCAAAAAATTTAACGGATAACTCTTTAAAATGGAATTATAATCCAAATTTTAAAAGTATCATTGAAAAAAATTATTTGGATATATCTGAACGTTTATTAAAAAAATATGGATTAAATAAAGTTTTTAAATTATCTAGAGCCTATGCAAGTGGTAATACTTACGGATTTTCTGGCGAATATCATGTTGATGATGGAGCATCAGAGTATAATGAAATAATCACTATTATGTTTTATTTAAATAATAATTGGGATTTTCATTTTGGGGGAGAAACTTTTTTTCTAAATAACGAAAGAAAAGAAATTCAATATGCTATAATTCCAAAACCAGGGAGAGCCGTAATATTTGATGGGTTTATTTACCATGGACCTAGACCATTGAGTAAATTTTGTAATGAGTTAAGAATGGTTTTAACTTTTAAATATGATTTAATTAATAGATAATATTAATTTAAAAGTATGATTATAATTACTAAAATAGATAATTATAAAGAATTTAATAAAAATTTATTGAATTTAATAGAAAAAATTCCAAATAATCCTTTAAAAGAAAATAATAATTTTATAGAACACACCGATTGGAACTTACCTAAAAATTTTAAAAGAGAATACGTTGAATATTTTATTAACACAATAAAAACATATTTAGATAAAATGGCTTTTAATTTAAAATCAAAAAACTTTAATATAATTAATATGTGGTTTCAACAATATACTAAATTAGGCACTCATCAATGGCATAATCATTCTGATGTAAACTGGACTAATGTTTATTTTGTTGAACTTCCTTCAAAATCTTTAGGAACTGAAATATTAAATCATGAAGAATTAAATTTACAAGAAGGCGATTTACTTACTTTTCCAGGTTATCTTTATCACAGGTCCCCTATAAATACTTTTGAAAAAAGAAAAACAATAATATCTTTTAATAGTAATTTTTATAATTTTAACGGTAATTTATAATAAGTTAAGTTGATTGTTAATTATATAGATATGGGGTATAAGAACCCTTATGCCTTTAAAAAAGATACCTATAAAAGCTGGATTTAATAAACAAGATACCTCAACTGCCGCAGAAGGTCAGTGGATTGACGGTGATTTTATTCGTTTTCGTTATGGATACCCTGAGAAAATAGGTGGTTGGCAGCAATTAACACCTGAAACATTAGCAGGTGTTGCAAGAGCTCAGCACACATGGACAGATTTAAGTGGAAATAAATATGCAGCAATAGGCACTAATAAAATATTAGCTATTTATTTTGAAGGTGCATTTTACGATATTACGCCACTTGGTACAGCTTTAACTGCATGTACTTATACATCAACAACAGGATCAACTACAGTTACAATAAATAAAGCAGGTCATGGACTTTCAGTTGGTGATTATATTATATTCACAGGAGTTACAACACCAGGACCAACGACTACTGGATATACATCAGCAAATTTTACAACAAATACTTTTGAAGTAATTGCAGTTCCATCTTCATCTACATTTAGAATTACAATGGCTACAGCTGAAACAGGAACTGGAGTTACTGCAGGTGGAACATTAACTACAACTCCTTATGTATTTGTAGGACCTGTTAATCAAACTTATGGTTATGGATGGGGAACATCTACTTATGGTACAGTTGCTTGGGGTGAAGCATCAGCAGCTCCTACCGTTGTGTTATCACCAGCTAATTGGTCGTTTGATAATTTTGGACAAATATTAATTGCAACTATTAAAAACGGTAAAACATATTCTTGGAATCCAGCTGCATCGGGTGCTTTAAATATTAGAGCAACTGTAATAGCAGGAGCCCCAACTAAATCAACTTGCTCAATTGTATCTGATAGAGATAGACATTTAATTTTACTTGGAACTGAAACAACAATTGGAACTCCATCAACACAAGATCCAATGTTTATAAGATTTTCAAACCAAGAAGATTATAATACTTGGTTACCCACTGCAACAAATACTGCAGGTACCTTTAGACTGGATACAGGAAACTATATTGTTGGAGCTGTACAAGGTAAGGATTATATATTTATTTTAACAGATCAAGCAGCTTATGTTATGCAATTTGTTGGACCTCCTTTTGTATTCTCAATTAGACAGGTTGGTACAAACTGCGGATGTATTGGTCAGCATTCAATAGTCTTTGCACAAGGTGCAATATTCTGGATGGGGTTTGGTGGTGGATTCTTTGTCTATGATGGTACAGTTAAACAATTACCATCTCTTGTTGAAGATTATGTATTTACAACAGGTGGAGATAATCCAGGTATTAATTACAATGCAGCAGACATTGTATATGGTTCTCATAATAGTTTATATAATGAAGTAGTTTGGTTTTATCCAACAAACAACTCAACACAGGTTAATGCATCAGTAGTTTATAACTTCGTTGAAAATACTTGGACTACTATGTCTTTAACTAGAACAACTTATTCAGATGCTCAAACATATGATAAACCATACGCTACAAAATGGGACTCAACTGCTACACCTAATTTTCCAATCATTAATGGTGTAACTAATACATATGGTGCATGTACGTATTATGAACATGAGGTTGGCGTTAATGAAGTAAGTTATACTGGAGTTAAAACAGCTATCCCTGCATACATTGAATCAGGAGACTTTGATCTAGATATAGAAGGAGATGGTCAGTATTTAATGAAGATAAATAGATTTATACCAGACTTTAAAATACTTGATGGAAATGCTAAAGTAACATTATTGTTAAGAGATTATCCATCTCAAACACAAAATAGTCAGATGCTTGGACCATATACTGTAACTTCATCTACAACTAAGATAGATACTAGAGCAAGAAATAGATTAATGAGTATTAAAGTTGAAAATGAATCTACGGATGAAAACTGGAGATATGGATTATTTAGAGTAGACATTCAACCTGATGGAAGAAGATAATGGCAAAAATTACAACATACATACCGGAACCAAGTCAAGAGTATTCACCAGATAATCAAAGACAAGTTCTACAAGCACTTGAGACATTAAAAGATCAATTAAACTTTTCTTTTCAAGAAGACTTAAAACAAGATCTACAAAGATTTACTTGGTTTAACATGAGGTTTGGCTGCTAATGAGTTGTGAAAATGTAAATATTGGCAATGGTCAGTTAATTACAATTGGCGGTAATAACGTTGATGCATTCGGAAGATTAAGAGTTTCTAATCCTTTAACTATCTTTGACAGTAAGAACATAATGTCACAGAACACTTTATTTGATCCATCAACTGCAAATGGTGGAAGTGTTACTTATACAGCTAATAAATCTACAGTTAATTTAAATGTAACAGAAGCAGCAGGATC